CATCATGCCGGCGCGGGCAGTTGCCCAGCCAGGGGTGCTCGCGTTCCTTGAGGCGTTGCGGCGATCCGGCGGCAACCTCTCGCGGGTGCTCGACGGTATGGGTCGCTTCGCGCTGGGTGGCATGGTCCCGCGGGTGATGCCGGCATTCGCAAGCGGCGGCCTCGCTGGCGGCATGAGCAACGTCACCATTCAGTTTCCCGGCCTGCCGGCGATCGGCGGCCTGCGCGCCTCGTCCGGCGTGGTCGACGAACTGCGCAAGGCTGCGGTGCAAGCGCAAGTACGCTCGGGTGGACGCAAGCCAAGCCGGTATTCCTGATGCCTCCTGCCTACACCCTGCTATCGATCGACGGCGTCGACTTCTCGCAATATGCGGTACGGGGGATAACGATGACCCTCGAGCCGATCGAGCAGGCCAAGAACGTGGCGCGCGATTGCCGCGGGGACTTGGCCGACATTTCGCTGGAGCAGTTTCGCCAGCACAAGGTTTCAATCACCTGCACCGACCACGAGGCGCCCGAGCTAACCGATGTGTGGCCGGGCCAGGATGTCACCATCACCTGCATTGGTGGCCTCGGTGCCGGCAATCAAAGTGATGGCCAATTGATCATCCTGGCCAAGGTGACGACCTGGAACACCTCGCGCGACGAATGGGGGGCCGAGGTGGCGTGGCAGCTCGAGGCCGAGCAAAGGACGCCCTGATCGATGCCGGCGGGTCTTCCATATTTTGCCTGGATCGACGCCAGCGAGATGACGTTCGGCAGCGAACACATGCGTTGGGACGAGGCTGTGTTCTCGTTTGAGCTGAAGCAGGAAGAGGGCGACCCGGCGAGCCTGACCGCCGTTGTCCGCCGACCGCGCAACGAGGCCGGTGGTGCCATCGGGCTGCTCGGACCCGGCCGCAAGATATGGGTGTGGTTCGCGCTCGACTGCGGGCCTGATCTGATCAAGTTCCGCGGCCGCCTCGTCGGCATCCCGACCAGCATATTCGAAGATTTGGTGACGCTGGAATTTGTGGCGCGGCCGTTCGATGTCGTGGCGCAGAAGGAGGCGCTTGCCGATACGCTGCGGGTGCTGCCGTACTACGATCCGGTCGTGCTCGACAAGGAGCGGCGCAAAGACCCTGATGTCGTGCTCGAGGGCTACACCAAGGTCTGGCATTACGATCGCGAGACCCATGTGATCACCGTCTCCGACGAGATCACTGGCGAAGACGGCCTGGTCGAATTCGATGGCGGCAGCGAAGCCGGCAAGGTGTTCTGGGACGGGCTCGGCCTGACGTTGGCGAGCGGGCCGCTGACCCGCGTCGATGTCAATGCCGAGTTTACCTGGACCCAGCAGGCGCGCGGCACGGTCGATCTGACCAGCTATCTGATCTCGCACTGGCCTGGTTCAGAGCGTGGCGAAATCCCATCATTGAATGCCGCTGATTGGCCCAAGCACGGGACGAGCCTTGGCGATGGCTGGGAAGTGGCGGAATCAACTGCCACCGATCTGGCCTACCTGGGGACCGGGACCAACGCTTCGTCAGGCAGTCTCACTGTGGTGGAGCAGGACGGCTCCACCTCCAAAGTTGAATGGTCAATTTCAAACACCACCGTCGGCGTTGCATACATAATCGTGGGGGGCGGGGTTACCACCGACACCTATAGTGCAACCTATGACCTGGATGGTACTGGCAGTTATTCTACTAGCCGCAACTATTCGGCATCCTATTCTGCACTGGTTATACAATCCATCAAGGCGACCTTGGTGGCAGGCTACACCGCCGAACGGCAATGCACCGAGCGAGTGTCGCTGACATTGTTTGCCGATGTGCAACCGATCTTGACCGACCCCGAGGATGGAGAGGCGTTACGGATCGACGATATCCGCTCGGTCAATCTGAGTGACCCCGAGGAAGGGATACCAATCGGCGATCCGCGACGACGATCCTATATCGCGACCGAGCGCGGAAATCGAAGTGTCGAGCACCTGATCGCCTTGGCGCGCACAAATCTGATGAAGCGGGCGCGGGCCGTGGAAATCACGTTTGCACCCAAGCTGTCGCGCATGCCGGAGGTGACACTGCGCAAAAGCGCATTCCTGGCCGAACCTCGTGTCGGCGAGGCCCTGGGCAAGATCATCGGCTATTCGATCGCGCTCGACGGTTCGGATGGCCGGATCAAATGCGAGATTCGCATGGGCTGCACCATCGGTTACGGCGGTCTGGCTGTGGCGGACGATGGATTGCCGACCTACTGCGACATCGATTATGTAGGCTTTGATTATCAGCAATTTGTCGGACGAACCGTCCTGGTGGACGCCTTCCTCGATTCATCGGTCGGATACCAGCCGCCGGACGCCTCACCCAATGATGACGGCATCGACTTCCTGTCTGCGCTGACGGCAGAGGATGTCATCGAGGTGGGACTCGTCGTTGAACATGGGTCGGAATCAAATACAGATGGGGACGACGTGCCGGAAATAATTGTAGAGGGGGATGATCTCGCTGCAATTGTAAAGTCACGGTTCGAGACCCGCGCCAAATTCAAGCTCAAGAGCATGACGCGCGAATTCTCGACCGATTACGAGTTGCAGGTAACCGATTTGCAGATTCCCACCGGCTATGATCTGGAGGCAGTCTAATGGCGGGGTTCGAGGTTGTCGTCAGGCCTGTTGTTTTGCCCAACATCCGACCGGCACCAGCCCGATCGCTGCCGCCGCAGGACGATCCCGACAAGGGCTTTGCCGTGATCCACGGCAACGGCGCCAACCAGGTCGGTCTTTCAACCAGCTTTAGTGCAAGCACGTCAACAAACAAGCGAAAAGAAACCCAGCGCCGCGTGGACGACGTGCGCGTCTATCAGCAAGAGGATGATGGCACCGTTAACAAGGAAAATTTTGTAGACATCCAGGTTCCGAATAAAATTTGGATGAAGGGTCCGCCCGAGCAGTCCCCCGGTTTCAATGGTGACGAGGCGGAGCCGGACGCGCCGGGGCGCGGGTTCACTGCTGATGATCTCGTGCCGAAGAGTAAAGACGGACAAACTAACGAGGTCATGATTCACTATTATCGACCAGTTCAAGAAGCGAAAAATATCGAGGTCAAGAGAAAGAACATCATTGTGCGGAACGATGAGAAAGTCACTCCATGACGATTGTCTACGTCACGACTGGCGCATGGGGGGCTGGCACCGGCACGCCGAACAGCGCGGCGCAGGTCGATGGCAATTTTCATGATGTCGACCAGCGCATTGTAACCCTCAACGCCGACCTAGCCGAGGGCAAGCGCATCGACACCGTTACCTACACACCCAACAGCATGACGTTTCATTTCACCGATGGAACGTCGCAAGTCATTCCGCTGCCGGTCGCAACTTTCCAGTATGTCGGCGTCTGGACGAATGACACTCCTTATGGGCCCGGCCATCTGATCACGGCGGCCAATGGCTTCTGGCAGGTTCTAGAAACTCATACGACGCCACCGTATCCGGCACCATTCGATCCGAACGCCACGGACGAGAGCACCGATCTAAACCCGCTCTATCAACTGTGGATGCCGCTACAGTATCTGAATTATGATGCTGCGATCTTTGTGCCCGGCAGCATCCAGCGCGAGCCCGACGAGCTGCTGTTCCTGGGTATCAACAACCGGCCCATGCAACTTGGTTCCGGCGACGAGCATGCTTACGCCTATCTTGATGGAGGCAACGATTCTACCGGCGCCACCGATGTCATCCTGTCAATTGAAAAGAATGGGACCGAGATCGGAACCATCACGTTTGCGGCCGGTGGTGACATTGATAGCGATGGTGGACAGGTGGGCGCATTCGACATTCCGGCTACCATCAACTTCGCCGAGGGTGACCGCTATGCGCTGCGGGTGACGCAGTCTGACAACGCCGAGCCGGCTGGTCTGTCAGTGACGCTGCCGTTCATTCGCACGGATATCTGATGGCGGATTTCGGGCCGGGACTTGATCTCGATTTTCTGCAGCGGATCGTCAATGTCCACTGGGCGGGCGGCCTGGCCGTCGAGTTTGGAGACAAGGCGCAGGACGCACCGAAGCCGGCGACCGCAGGTCCTGAGCTTGGGGAATGAATGAGCTATCTTACCCTGGCCGCCGGCATTCCTAATTTTTCCAAGGCGGTCATCTCCCTTTGGTTTCGCGTGCCCAAGGCAACGATGGATGCCGCCGCAGCAGAGCCTAACCCCACAGACTCTGGTGAGGTTCTCAGCCGCTGCATTCCGCTGCTGACGTTTGGCAAGCCTCAGGAGGCAGCTAGCCTGCAGCCCATAGAGGCGGAAATATGCCCCAAGGTTGGCGTCGGTCCTACCATCCGCGCCGTTGTCGGATTCTCCCCCCTCGAGACCTTTGCGATCGACCCGTCTTATATTGTCATCGACTGCAATGACAGTCAGGAAGGCACTGGCGTTCTGGCCTTCAATATCCAGATGGAGGATACCGGAAGCGGGAACGGGTTTTTCTTTGATGCTACATCAGCCTCGGCCATTTCGTTCTGGACTGAGCCGGAAGTTCCTTCGTCGGGCGCCATATCCAACATTGACGCATTGAACGACGCGGTAAATACGCCGGGCTCCGGTTGGACCGTGAAGGGCGAGACTCACTTCGAAATCAATCCTGACAACCCAATCCTCGCCTATCGCTACTTCGTCCACTACAACGGAATAACAGATTTCAGCTCGACGATATTAGAGAGCAGGCCAGAGTCGTTCCATGTCAGGACTCTACCGCGCATAAAACCGGATCGATGGCATCACCTGTTGCTGTCGTTTGATGTCAGCATGCCTGTTGTTTCCAGATCGCCATCGCATTCCGGCGATCCTCTCAAGAGCAAGAACTGGCTCAATGTTTCCGAAGGCGTGTCCAGCTACGCCAAGCTGTGGTACGCGCTCGACGATGTCGATTACAGGGGACGTGGTGCCCCGAAAGCGAACGGCGAGCCCACCTATCACATGGGGCCGTATTCCGTTGACTATGATGTAACGCAATTCGGTGGAGCAAGACCAGGCGGCCCGCCGGGCGATCCGAACGGCATCCTGACCAGGAATGCCTGGACCGCCGCCGAGCAGGGCAGCACGCCGTATTATCTCAACATGCCTATTGCGCCGATCTCTTTCAGCTATTTCCCTGGCCCGATCCCATCGGTGGCTGCGGCAATTGGCATCCCGTCTTCGGCTCAATATGTAAATCACCTTTATCGCGTGGAGATGGCCGAATTGCAGATTTATACCGGGGTTACCCTTGATACCGCGATTGAAGGAAACCGTCGCGCTTTTGTCGACAATGCTGGAAAGCCTGTCGATCCGACCAGTGCGACAGAGGACGATCCGCTGTGGCCAGGTGAAAAACTGCTGGGCAAGAAGCCGGAAATCCTGTTGCACCGGAGTTCCAATTGGAAGAAGGGATCAAACACCGGAACACTGGGCCTCGAGTTTGCAGGCGATGGACAGATCATCGAGCGTCCGGCAGGACAGTTCGTGCCGACCGCCAAGATAGAGCAATACAAGCCTGATCCCAAACTCGAGGAAGAAAGCACGGCCTGAATGCTGGTCTGCAACGTCAGCCTTCGCGCACCGCGTCGCACAATCTCGGCCAACCTCGCCGAGGCCGTCGAGGCCGCGGATGCGCTTGCCACGGGCAATGTTGTCTTTGCCGCGCTGGTCGACGACCCGGCATCGGTGGACGAAACCGTCGACGCATACCTCGGGATGATCATGCTCGAGGCGGCGAGCGCGGCCGACGACATCGACGGTTCGGTTGGAGTCGCGGCTATCGTCGGGACGATCAGCGAGGCGGCGAGTGCTGTCGATACGCTGGACGGCGCGGTGCTGGACACCAGCGTCAAACTGCTGCTCGGTTTCGAAGGTTCCAACGGCGCGACCGGCGCGCCCGGAATGACCGACGAAAGTTCAGCCGCCCACGGTACGGCAACTGCAAATGCCGGTGCGCAGATAAGCACGGCTCAATCCAAATTTGGCTCCTCGTCGCTAACGGTCAGCGGCGCTAATAATTCCTGCATCACGTTTCCCGATAGCGCAGATTGGGATTTCGGGCTCGGGCCATTCACGATCGAGGGATTTTTCCGGTTCTCGGCAGCGCCGACAAACGCTCTTCTGATGGCACAATGGAGCGGTGGTTGGGCATGGTGGTTTGAGAGCGGAAGGATTTATTTGCGTCCAAGTATCGGGACGGATGCGGTCATGTACACTTGGACGCCGACGCTCAATCAGTGGTACCACATCGCCATTGATCGAGAGGCCTCGCTGACCACACGCCAGTATGTTGACGGCGCCATGGTGGCCAAGACCACAGGATGGAATGCCAATCTGACGGGATCGTCTGCGGTGCTGATGATTGGCAGCTTGACCCCCGGCGGCTTCGGCGGCTTCAATCTCAATGGATACGTTGACGAGCTGCGCATCAGCAGCATCGCGCGTTATGCCAGCGATGCTGGCTTTACAGTCCCGACTTCGGCGTTTCCGCGCTAATCGCTAATCCTGGGAGAACATCATGACTGACGAACGCGCAGACGCGCGCGAATGCAATGACGCATCCGTGGTCCGGGGTTCCGGTCTGGGAGAACTTGCCGACGCGCACGGCCGCTACGAGGTTGAGTGCATCGGCGCGGACGGCAAGTTGAAATGGCGCGACACCATCGAGAACGTGGTCGCCACTGTCGGTAAAAACCTGGCGCTCGATACGTTCCTCGCCGGGTCGACCTATACCGTGACCGGGCCGTTCATGGGCCTGATCTCGTCGACCTCGTACTCGGCGGTGGCCGCGGGCGATACCATGGGTTCGCACTCGGGCTGGCTCGAGGCCGGCGGCACCAATGCGCCAACCTATACCGGCAACCGCAAGACCGCAGTCTGGTCGGCCGCGGCCTCGGGATCGAAGGCGCTGTCTGCGGCACTGTCGTTTGCCATCACCGGCACCGGAACCGTCAAGGGCGCCTTCCTCTGTTACGGCAGCGGCGCGGTCAACACCAAGGACAGCGGTGCCGGCACGCTGTGGTCGGCCGGCACGTTCTCGACCGGCGACAAGGCGGTGGTGAACGGGGACACGCTCAACGTAAATTATTCCACATCGCTATGACGCCTCGCCACTACGAGGTGCTGCCGTGGATTCTTATCTTCATCACGGCGCTACTGGTGCTGGCGTTCCTGTCCTGGCTCGGCTGGGACAGTTGGTCCGATCTGCAAGCCAAGGCCGAGAGCTATCCGCCAACGGTCTATGATCGCAAACTCAACCGGCTCGATCGCCAAGGCGTTGAGGCTGCCTATCGCAGCAGGGTGGCGCTGCTG